ACAACTGCAACGAGAGTAAATAGTGCGGGATTGATTGAAAGCGTAGCGGTAAATATACCTCGTGTTGATTACACAAACGGAAGTTGTCCGAGTTTATTGGTAGAGGGACAAAGAACAAATTTAGCTACAAATAGTGACGGAAATGTAAGCACATATTTTGCGATAAATGTTACTAATGCGTCGAGTTCTTTTAATTCATTTACAAATGCAATACAATTTCCAAACACTGCTTTAGCTTTAGCTTATAAAACAATAGTTACAACAGTACAAACTTACGCTATTTCTGCTTTTATAAAAATGGATGATAATTCAGTTCCAATACTTTCGGCAAGTCAAACAACGGGAAATGTTTGTTTAGTTATAGCGGGAGCAGTTGTTACAAATAATTTGAAAGTTGAAAGTTACGGAAATAATGTTTACAGATTAAGTGGAACAGCAACAAGTGCAGGAATTAATGCAAATAATGGCGTTCTTCGATACGATACGCAAGTATTAAAATCTTTTAAAATTACAGGAATACAATTAGAAGCAGCAAGTTACCCAACTTCATATATTCCAACAGTAGCAAGTATTCAATCAAGAAACGCTGATGTAATATCTAAAACAGGAATAAGTAGTTTAATAGGGCAAACAGAAGGGACTTTGTTTGTAGATATTTATATTAGAGATAGAAATAATCAAATATCAGCTTCTATTCAAAGAGATGGAGCTGTTAATGCAATTTATATTTCACAACAAAGTAGCAAAGCTAATTTTATAGTAATAGCAAGTAATTCATCAAAATTAAGTTATTCAAATGAAGCTTTTTTAATAGGTAGAAATAAAGCTGCAATAACATATAATATTAATGGAACTTTTAAAGTATTTTTAAATGGTGTTAAATTAACACAAACTTCAATAAGTTCATTTACATTTAGCAACGCATTAAGTTCTTTACAACTTTATGATGATGGTTATTATAGTCTATCTAATACTTCTTATAATAATTCAACACAACTTTATAAAACAGCTTTAACAGACACAGAATGTATCACATTAACAACCCTCTAAATGATATACAAATTAAATTACACAAACAAAGAAACTGCAATGGCTGATTTATTAGCGAAAGTAGTTTATATTGAAACAGAAAAAGGACTTATTTACGGACAAGGTATTCACGCAGTTGTTGAAATTGGTAAAATAGTTCTAACAAATGGAACATACGATGCTGATTTTAAAGAAATAACTGCTCCAATATTTGCTGATGGATATGCTTACGATGTTATGAGTGAGCAAGAAATAGACTTTGGAATAAATGAGATATTCCCAAACAATCCAGTACACGGATTTGCAGGAGTTTAACCAATTAAAGAAATAGATATGAAGCAAGATATAATTTTTGAGTGAGTAAAGAGCAATTTGATATAATATTAAGTAAATGGATTTCTCGCAAGTTACTTGTTTTTATAGTAGCGTGTGGGGGTTTGTTTAGCGGACAATTAACCTCAAGTGATTGGGTTATAATTGCAACTGCATATATAGGAATAGAAGGAGTTACAACAATAGTAGAAAGATTAAGAAAATGATTGATAATTTAAAAATTTATTTATTGAATACAGGTGTATTTTTGTTTTCATTAAGTAAAGCAGAAGCAAATTTAAAAATAGTTTTACTATTAGTTTCAATAATATACACAGGTATGAAAATATTTGATTGGTTAAAAAATAACAAAGATGAAGCTAAATAATGCTGGCTATTTACTTATTACAGAATTTGAAGGTTTTAGTGCAAAGCCTTATTTATGTTCTGCAAAAGTACCGACAATAGGATATGGAAACACATATTATACTGATGGAAAACGTGTAACTTTATTAGACAAAGAAATAAACAAACAACAAGCGTTTGATATGTTTAAAGTAATTGCTGATAGATTTGCAAGTAAAGTTTCTAATTTAGTTAAAACGCCATTAAATCAAAATCAATTTAATGCTTGTGTATCTTTAGCTTATAATATTGGAATGGCTAATTTTATGAATAGTACACTTTTAAAATTAGTTAATAAAAATCATAATGATATTTTAATTGGATTAGAATTTAAAAGATGGAATAAAGTAAATAAAAAAGTAGTTGCAGGTTTAACAAGAAGAAGAAATTATGAAGCAGATATTTATTTTAGTTAGTTTAATTTTATTTGGTTGTGGTTCTCGTAAAGTAGTAATACAAGAAATTAAAAAAGATTCTTTGAAACAAATAGAAACTAAAATTGTTACAAAAGAAGAAACAAATATATCTATTAAAAATGATATTTATACTGATGAATTTACTATTACACCTTTAGATACTTTAAAAGATATTGTAGTAAACGGTATATCGTACAAGAACGTTGTTTTAAGATACAAAAAAGTAAAAGATAATAGTTTACATATTGAAAAGAAAACAATCGTTAAGAATGAACTTAAAAAGGAATTAACTAAAACTTCAGTTAAAGAATTTAAAAAGGATATAGATAGAAAACAAAACTATTGGAATTACTTATGGTTACTTTTAATTCCAGTTGTTTATTATTTATATAAAAGATTCAAATTTTTATTGTAATATAATTTCTGATATTTTAAATATTAAACAATTATTTTTATTTAATTTATCTTTATATTCTTCTAAATGTTTTAAACTTTCAAATGTTTTTATATATTCTAAAAATTTATTTTTATTGTTTTTTATTTTAAATCTATATTTCATTTTTTAAAGTTTCTTATTTTACCTATTGCAAAACTACAATAAAAAATTTACATAAAAATTAAAACTTATTAACACTATTGTTAATATCTTAAAATTACATTTGTATATGAAGAAACCAAGTCGTAAAAGTTTAGTTATAAAATTAGATACAGTCTTTAGTCAATATATAAGACGAAAAGATGCTATTGATGAAATAGCTGAATGTATTACTTGTGGTAAAAAAGACCATTATAAAAAGCTGCAATGCGGTCACTTTCAATCACGCTCACATTACAGTACACGTTGGGATATTAATAATGTTGGAGTTCAATGTTACGGTTGCAATATATCACGTTCTGGCGAACAATATAAATTTAGTCAATACCTTGGTGATAACTTAGCACAAGAAATGTATATTAAGTCAAAACAAATAGTTAAATTTGCTGATGTTGATTTAGAAGATATGATAGAATATTATAATACTAAAATACTGGCTTTAGAAAGTAAAGAAAACTAAAGGGAATACAAATACACTTTACAGTATTGTGGTATCGGGAGCATATACTTGATTGTTATAATATGCGAGTTAGTAAGATATGGCGGGAAAGGCTAACATTTTTTTAAAATATTTTTTGTTTTTGTTTCTTTGTTTTAAAAGGCTACTTTAAAAGGTAGCTTTTTTTATTTGTTAAAGTTATGTTAAAGTATTTTAATATAGTTTTATATTCAAAAAACAGTTATATATTTGTACCAGCAATAAAGCGAAACATTAAAACAAAATATTATGACACGTTTACAAACATTAGAAAATAGATTAGCAAGAATTCAAAACAGAAAAGAAACTTATATTTTAAGTGAAAAAATAAATGGTAAACTTTACGCAAATCCAAGAGCTTCAAGATATTCAATGACTTGTGTTTTAATAAAAAGAGAAATAAGAAATTTAAACAACTAAAAAAAACAAAATGAAACAATTATTAAAAGATTTTGCATTATCATTATTATTTATGATTACACTAACAACAATTTATTTAACTTTAACAACAATTTTATAATGAAAGATTTAATAGACTACCAAAGATTTCAAATCGAAAGTTTACAAGCAAGAGTTTGCGAACTTGAAAACGTGAACAACGTACTATCAGGATATTGCTTTGAAGCATTAGACAAAGATTGTCCTAAAGAATACAAAATGATTATTAAAAAAGAAATTTATAACTTAAAATCAAAATAAAATGGAAAGTGATTGTTGCGGTGCAGGAGAATGGATTGAAGATACAGGAATATGTGCAGCTTGTAAAGAACACGCTGAATTTATAGAAATAGAAGAATAACTTAAAAACAAATAAAAATGGAATTAACATTAAATCAAAAATTATCTTTAATTCAAAAAGAATTTAAAGCAAACAAATCAAAATTTAATAGTTTTGGTAAATACAATTTTAGAAGTGCTGAAGATATATTAGAAGCATTAAAACCTTACAATGAAAAATATAAAGTCAATTTTACAATTACAGAATCAATAGTGGAATCACAATTTTTACAATTTCCAATGTTACGTTCTGTAGCATCAATAAACGATGATTTAGACACAATAACTGCTTCTGCTATAGTTGGTGTAGACTTAGAACAAAAAGGAATGCAAATGCCACAAAAGTTTGGTTCTGCATCAAGTTATGCTAAGAAGTACGCATTAGGTAATTTATTACTAATTGACGATTCACAAGATGCTGATGCAACAAATAAGCACGAAAAGAGTACATCTAAAGAAGAATTAAAATGGTTGAATAAAAATACACCAGAATTTAATAAAGCGTTAGAATACGTTAAAAATGGTGGTTTAATATCTGCAATAGAAGCTAAATATAAAATGACTAAAGAAGTTAAAGACGAATTGTTAAAATAAAATTATTATATTTGTAAAACTGAATAGCTGACAACAGTAAAAAAAGGTAAGCAATAAAAAACAAATAATATGAGTGCATTAATTAATTTAAGTTTAAGAGTTGACAAATTACCTAAAGAGAAATTTGTACAAGGTAAAGATGGAGCGGTTTATTACAATTTTACTATTGGAGTAAATGATGATTCTAATCAATATGGACAAAATGTTTCTGCTACTGATTCACAAACTAAAGAAGAACGTGAAGCTAAAAAGCCAAAGTCTTATTTAGGAAATGGAAATGTAGTTTGGACAGATGGTAACATTAAAGTTGCTGATAAAAAAGTAGAAGTTACTACAAAAGAAGTAGAATCGGATTTGCCGTTCTAAATTTAATTTTGTACAATCACTGGGGACTATAAACGCCACATAGAAGTTTAAATAGTCAATGTATGTGCTGCGTATCATTGAACTTACCTAAATTGTACAATTTTTTAACAAACAAAACAAAACAAACAATGGATAAAGAAGCACAAAGGTTATTAATGCAAATGTATGAAGAAGATTGCTTTATTAATCCATTAGAAAAGATAGAACATCCAAAACCTGCAATATCATTTGGAACTAAAAGTTATGAAACAAAAGATGGCGAAGTTAGTTATCCAGTACCATTAGGAACATACGGAAATTTTAGCTTTATTCAAGCACCACCAAAATCAAAGAAAACGTTTTTTGTATCATTATTATCAGCGGTATATTTAGCTGAACATTTAGAATCATTTTGCGGTGAATTAAAAGCAAATAGAAATGACAAACATTTAGTTCATTTTGATACTGAGCAAGGGAATTTTCACGCTGCAATGGTATTTAAACGTCCTATTGATATGACTGGAATAAAATCAGATAAATATCATACACTTGCTTTAAGACAATTATCATTTAAAGAAAGAATAGACTTTATAGAATATTATTTATATGATAAATTAGAAGGTAAAAATATAGGATTGGTAATTATTGATGGAATAGCAGATTTATGTTCAGATGTAAATAATATAGAAGAATCTAATAATGTAGTTCAAAAGTTAATGAAATGGACTAAAGAATTAAATTGTCATATAATAACTGTAATACACAGTAATTTTGGTTCAGATAAGCCTACAGGTCATTTAGGTTCGTTTTTAGAAAAGAAAACAGAAACACAGATACAATTAGAGTTAAACACAGTAAATAAAGGATTAGTAACAGTAAGTTGTAAACGCTCAAGAAATGCATCATTTGAAAACTTTAGCTTTAAAGTTAATAGTTTCGGATTGCCACAAGTTGAAGGAGCATTTTACGACCCGCTAAAAGATATATTCTAATGCAAACAACAATTAAAAATATTTTAAATGAACTACATACTTCAAATACAAGGATGTTAGTTTTAAATTCAGATAATGCAATGTTAATAAGTTATTTTAAATTTGTTAATGAAAATATTATATATTTGAATGAATTAATTAATATGGAAACAAAGTATGATTGGTTAGAAGTTGAAAATTCAATTAAAGAACTTGAAGAAAAAGATGAGCAACTAACACATATTAATATAAATTTTCAAATTAGAGAATTAAATAAAAAAAACGAGGCATTTTTAACTTTAAAAGGATTTTGATATGATAATATTATTAGTATTTATTTTAGCAGTAGTTTTTATAGTAATGAATTTTGTTGATTGTGATATAATAATTACACCAATTAAAGGTATTATGTTCGGTGCTTTATACAATGACGATGTTTACGATACAGAAACAGACCATACAATTCAAATACTAATATTATTTATATCCTTTAATTTCCTATGGACAACTACAAATGGTTAGAAGAAGTTGCAAAACATCACAAAGAATGGGTAGAAGTTATTCATAAACTTGGTGAATTTGATTATGCAGAAGATATTGTCCAAGAAAGTTACATTGCTTTAATGAAATATGCTGATGCTACAAAGTTAATTGATGTAAATGGTAATGTACGTAAAGGATATATGTTTTTCACGCTTAGAAGCCTTTATTATCAGTTTTACAACAAGAAGAAAAAGATTAATAAAGTATCTTTTGATGGATGTTGGGAATTATTTGATGATTCAAACGTAGAAGAACATAAAGCGTATAATGATATATGTTTAATGATTGACGAAGAAATAGATAATTGGCACTGGTATGACCGCAAACTATTTAAATTGTATAGAGATACAGATATGAGTATGCGTGATATTGCAAAAGAAACCAATATTAGTTTAATATCAATATTTCATAGTATTAAGAATTACAAAGAAATATTAAATACAAAATTTAACAAGGATTATCAGGATTATATTACTAACGATTATAACACATTATATTAAAATGGCTAAAAGAAAAGCAAAAGGATTCGGTGATACAATAGAAGCTATCACAGAAGCAACAGGGATTAAAGCAGTAGTTGAAACATTTAGTAAAGCAACTGGTATTGATTGTGGATGCGATAAACGCAAAGAAACATTAAACAAATTATTTCCTTACAATAGAAATATCAATTGTTTAACTGAAGCAGATTATAATTTATTAACGGGATTTTTAGACCCTTTAAAAAACACATTAACACCGACAGAACAATTAGCAGTATCAGATATTTATTTTAATGTATTTAATTATCGTTTACAGTTAAGTTCTTGTGGTTCTTGTTGGAAAGGTAAAATTGACGAATTAAGAAAAGTGTACAACGAATATAAAATTAATGAATAACTGGAAAGAATCAGATTTATTTAATTGGTTAAAAAAAAATGTATATCCTGATTTAGTTAAAGCTAAGAATCAAATGTCAAGGTGGGATTGTTACAGTCCAGCTGCAGGTCATAGATTAGAATTAAAATGCAGAAAAGCACATTATGGTACTTTATTACTTGAAAAGAAAAAGTACGATGCAATGAAGCAAGAATGTGAAAAGCATTTAGATACACCAATGTATTTTAATTCAACTCCAAAAGGTATTTATAGTTTTAATTTAAACATAATTATACCTGAATGGGAAACTAACTTTAAAAACCCAGCAACAACACATTTTTATAATACTAATAAAGTAGAAAAAGAAGTAGCATATTTAGAAATCACAAAAGCAAAACAATGGAAATAAATGTAATACAGCAAGAGTATTTAAAATCAGTAATATTAAGTCAATTATTACTTGAAGCAAATGAAAGTTTGTTTTTTACAACACAATACAAACAACAAATTAAACACAAAATTAACAGTTTAAATAAAGATTTAGAAGAAACAGTAAGAAAAGAATATAGTATAATTTACAATACAGACCCTGAAACAACAACAAATATTTTAAACAGCATTGAAGAAATAGTTAAAAAACTACAAACAAGTTCAATAGATGAATTGGTATTTATAAATGCAGTTATCGACAAATATAAAGAAAACAAAGAATGGTTTGCAGAACACGCTGAAACTGAGTTTTTAAAATTAGATTAATGGCGAAGAAACAATTAGAAAAATATATTCCAAAAGAATATGAAATTAAAAATATGTATTTATGTTTTAAAAATGACTTAGCATATATAATACAACCAATAAAAGATTCAAAAAAATTTAAAGTAATTAAATTTAAAATATCAAATAGATTAGAACAATATACTTATAAAGAAAACAATATTGATATTGAATTTACAGAATACAACGCATTAAAAAAAACAATGGAACTTTACACACAACACTCAAAAAGATTTAACAAATGAAATTTATATTAATAATAGCATTTTATGAACTAATCAGGTCAAAACTAATTTGGCTTTGGTATTATTTAATTAAACAAGCAAACAAATGAAAGACACAATAGTAGAATCAGTTATAGAACAATTTAAACAGCGTTCTGAGCTAGGAATAAATAAATATGGTGTAACATTAGATAGAGATGATTTAACTATGTTAGAATGGCTAAAACACTTACAAGAAGAATTGATGGATGCAACGCTTTACATTGAGAAATTAAAATCTAAATTAAATTTTGAATTATGAAAAGTAAACAATCAGCATTACAAAGAATAAATAGAATAATAGATTTTAACTGGAAAAGAGGAAACAATAAAGAATCAGTTAATGAAGTATACAGAAAAATAATTAATCAAAAGTTATCAAAAAAGGTTTAGCGGTAGGTCTTACATTTACGATTAATTTAATAACGGGGGATTAAGCAATCAGAAATGGTTGCTTTTTTTTGTGTTAAATATTTGTTAAAATGTATTTTGTGTTAAAAACTTGTTTATATTTGTATAACAATTTAAAACAAACATTATGACAAAGCAAGAAATTATTGAAACATTAAGTAACTGTATTGAGTTATCAAACTTATCAGAAAATGTGTATGTAAGAAATAAACTTACACAAGTAGCAGAAGCATTAATAAAAGAATGGAATGAATCAGATGCTTATGAAGAACAAGTAAAACAAGTTCTTAATTACAATGAAACAATGGGGAATTTAGATAATATAAAAATAAGATAATGACACCAAAAGAAAAGGCAGAAGAATTAGTAGATAAGTTTGCAAGAATAGATGGATACGAAGATAGTATTTATTTGTCTAAATGTGAATATGAAAAAAAATGTGCATTAATAGCAGTTGATGAGGTATTAAAAGAATATGGAACATATTACAAAGTAGAAGTAAATGGTAAATATGTATCCTATTGGCAAGAAGTTAAACAAGAAATAGAAAAATTATGAATGAATTAGCATTAATAAAAATACAATCTAAAGTAATAGGATTGGATAGAGAATTACATCAAGCAGTTAATGATTTAATAACTGGTAAAAGTTTAATAAGCGACGAACATTTAACTGTAATAATTAACAGTACAGAACGTGAATTAAGTGTTTACAATCATATTTTAAAGCTAATAATTAATAATCAAGAAGTAAACTAATGGTACTATTATTTGACGCAGATAGTTTAATATTTGCAAGTTGTTTAAAAAGAAAAGAAAATGACAGTGATGAAAAATTCTATTTTAATATAGAAGAATCAGTACATAAGTTTGAAGAAGGGTTTATGAGTATTATAAATTATTTAGAAGATATTTATGAAATTGAAAAAGTATTAGTTTTTTCAGGTTCTAAAGGTAATTTTAGAAAATATATATCACCAAAATATAAAGCAAATAGATTGGCAATAGATTTACCACCATTGTTAAATGAAATGCATAGATTTGTAAAAGACAATTACGATTCAATAGTAGGTTACGGAGTTGAAACAGATGATATGGTAGCAAGGTATTGGTATAATCTATCGCAAGAACACGGTAGAGATAATGTAATGATAATATCAATTGATAAAGATTACAAACAATTTCCCGCTTTAATTTATAATTACCATTATAATCACAAATGTATTTATGATATATCTGAATTAGAAGCTATGTATAATTTTTACGAGCAAATGATTATAGGTGATGGAGCAGATAATGTGCAGTATTGTAAAGGTTATGGAAAGAAATATGCTGAAAAGTTATTTGTAGATTGTGATTCACATTATAAATATACTAAAAGAGTTTATGAATTATTTAAAAAAATACATAAAAGAAAAGCAAAACAACGTTATATTGAATGCTATAACTTGTTAAAATTAAGAACTAATTAAAAAAAAATTATATATTTACATTTTATTAACTAAAACAAACAAAAATAATGAACATTTTAGAAGAAGCAAACAACATTATTAATTTACGTTCAGAAGAAAAAGAACGTATGTATGGCCCATTTGATGAATCAATGCAAAAAGCGGCTACTGTTGCATCTATATTATGCAATAAAGAAATAACTAAAGAAGATTTTTATAAATGTATGATAGCATTAAAAATAAGTAGAATGGCTTATAATATAAAAGAAGATACAATGCTTGATTGCGTTGGGTATATAGCAGCATTAAACAATTCAAACAATAATAAAAATGAGTAAATTTGAAAAAGATTATAAAAAAATATTAAGCGAATGTTTAAATAAAGGTATAAAAAGAAATGATAGAACTAAAATAGGAAGTTATTCAATTTTTAATAAAAGTTTAAGCATAAATATATCTAAAAAGTTTCCTATATTAACAGGCAGAAAAATATACCCTAAAGTTTTTAATGCTGAATTTGAATGGTTTATTAACGGCGAAACTAATATTAAAAGATTCCAAAATAATAATATAAAAATTTGGGACGCTTGGGCGGATGAAAATGGAAATTTAGGACCTGTTTACGGTCATCAGATGATAAATTTTAATGATAGTAATATAAATCAATTAGAAAATGTTATTGATTCATTAAACAACAATAAAGATAGTAGAAGACATATAATATCTTTGTGGAATCCAATACAAACAAATCAAATGGCACTGCCTCCTTGCTATTTATATTTCCAATTTTTTGTTAATAAAGATAAACTTAATATGTTTGTTGTGCAAAGGTCTGGTGATTTATTTCTTGGAATACCATATGATATAGCTTTATTTTCTAAAATATTATTGTATATAAGCGAACAAACAAATTTAAAAGCAAACATTATAGATTTACAAATTGTTGATGCCCATATTTATAAAAATCAAATAAATTCTGTTATAGAATATTTAAAACAACCAATTAATAAATTGCCTAAATATAAATATAATAATAAAAAATTAGTTATAGAAGAATATATTAGTGGCCCAGTAATAACTTGTGAAGTGGCCGTATAATGTATTATATATATCATATAGAAGGAGTGAAGATAGGATGTACTAACAATCTAAAACTAAGAGTTGAATTAATACAAGGATATAAAGACTATGAAATATTAGCTTCAACAGATAAAATAAGTCACGCATCTAAATTAGAAATACATTTTCAAAAGATTTACAATTATAAACAAGATAAAAATTCATATTTACAATTAATGATTAATAAAAATAAAAAAATTATGACAAAAATGATTCACGTTACAGAAAGAACATTAACTTTTAAAAATACAAATGATTCTAAATTAACCGGGTATAGTTTCCCTATGTTAGTTGAACTATTAAATGGAAAACATATAGAGTTTGATAACAAAACAATTAATTGGATTTTACAAAACAATGCAAGTTCTCAACATAACAAAGAAAGATTTATATATGTAGAAGCTTTATTAAATTATTTAAATGCTGGTAAAAATACTGAATTAGAAATATTTAGTAATATTAGAACTTGGGCAGAACAAAAAGGAATATTTGAAAAAGGAGATGTAAAGACACAATATATAAAACTACAAGAAGAAGCGGGTGAATTAGCAAAAGCATTATTAAATAATGACAAAGAAGAGATTATAGATGCTATTGGAGATTGCGTTGTAGTATTAACTAACCTATCTAAATTAGCAGGATATAATATAGAAGACTGTATATTAAGCGCATATAGTATTATAAACAAAAGAACAGGTAAAATGATTGACGGAACATTTGTAAAAGATAAATAAAATGGAAATAACAGAAAGATTAAAAGAAATAATACTACAAGAAACAGGCGAAGATATAAACATAAAAACAAGAAAGAAAAATACAGTTGAAATAAGAAGTTTATACTGCACAATACTAAAACAATTAAAGCCACATAAAACATTACAATCAATAGGAGAAACAATAGATTTAAATCACGCTACAATCATACACGCATTAAGAATGTATGAAGTATACAGTAAAGATAATTCAGACTTAAAAGCAATTAAAGATACTATTTTAAGTCACTTTATAAAGGTAGACAAACAAATAGAAGAACTAACAGAAACAGAAGCATTACAGCAACAAATAAACACGTTAAGATTTAACAACAACGAATTAAAAAACGAACTAAAGAAACAACAACAAACAAAAAAATATAACTATGAAATAATAGAAAACTTAAATAACCTTTTAGAAGAAACAAACGGAACAATGCAGTATGAAATAATAAACGATAGACTACAAGCATTTTATAGAATGAATAAAAACATAAAACTATGACAAACAAACAAGAAAAAATAGTAGTAGAAGTAACAGCGTGGATATGTACAATAGTAATAATAACATCAATAATTTTAATAATAATATTATGACAGCAAAAGAAAGAGCAGAAAATTATATGAATCTAAAACAAGGTTACATATCAGCAAAAGAAAGAGCAAAGATATTATTCGATAAATACCCAATAGAATACAATAGAACATTAGTATCAGGAACAATGCAACAAACAGAACATTGGAAAGAAGTAGCACAAGAATTAAGTAAACTTTATAAAAACAAATAAGATATGGAATTTTGGAAAATATGGTTGATAGTAATGCCTTTATGGGTTATTGCATTTAAGTTACACGACATTTTACAACAATTTAAAAAGAAATAAAATTATGAAAACAACAGAAAGTGTTTTAAGAGAATATATACAATTTGAAGATGTAAACCAGTCAGAAACTATTGAACTTTTACCTTTAACAATAATTGATGCAATGGATGAATATGCAAATCAACAAGAAAGAAGTTATAGTGAGGAAGAAGTTATAACATTTTTACTTAATTGTAGGAGTGAAAATCCTATTGATGTAGAAAAATGGTTTGAACAATTTAAAAATAAATAAGATGCCAGATATAACAATGTGTAATGGAAACAACTGCGAATTAAGTTCAACCTGTTACAGATATAAAGCAGAACCAAGTAAGTATCGTCAATCGTATTTCTGTAAACCACCTAATCAAGGATTAGAATGTGATTACTATTGGGAAATAGAATGTGAGTATTGTCATCAAACAAATGGGGTACATAAAATGAGCTGTCCAACAACTAAAATACAAATAAACTTATGAAAGCAATATTAGAATTTAATCTACCTGAAGATAATACAGAATACCTTGCTACAGTCAAAGCAATGGATATGGCGAACTTTATTTTTGAATTGGTATATAATACAAGAAAAGGATTAATCAATCAACTAAACGATTCTATTACATCAAAGTATCAACAAGATGGTATAGAAATAGTCTTTGATAAAATACGCGAACTATTGCAACATCATAATATAGCTATTGACGAACTAATTTAAACAACAATAGATTTTATTTATTATAATTATATTTAAATATAACTTTTAATATGGCATTCGAAAAAGGACATAAATTAAGCAAAGGTAGACCTACAAAAGTAGAAGAAGAAAAAGTAAATAACATATTTGTTAAAGCATTAAAAGAATTGTATAGCAAAGAAACAGAAGAAGATACTAAAATAGCTTTTGTTAAAGATACATTAATGCAATCACAAAGAGGTCAGTTGTTTATTGCTGAGCATATATTTGGTAAGCCAAAAGAAATTATAGAAGCTACACACAACGTAAATGATTTTAATATAAAAGATATATTTAAAGTTGGAAATAAATCTTAACGATAAATTTAATTTATTAGGTTCTGAAAGTAGATACTTTGTTATAACAGGAGGTCGTGGTTCTGGTAAGTCTTATTCTTTAAATTCATTTTTATTAGGATTGACTTATGAAACAGGGCACGTAATACTATTCACAAGATATACATTGACATCTGCATCTGTATCTATTATACCTGAATTTATAGATAAGATTGAAACAGCTAATTTAAGCCACAATTTTTATATAACTAAAGACGAAATTATAAATAGAAAAACAGGGTCTAAGATTCTATTTAAAGGTATTAAAACAAGCAGTGGAACACAAACAGCATCTTTAAAATCATTAGCTGGAGTTACAACTTGGGTATTAGATGAAGCAGAAGAATTAACAGATGAAGAAACATTTGAAAAGATAGACTTTAGTATAAGGACCAAAGGAATACATAATAGAGTTTTATTAGTATTAAACCCTGCAACAAAAGAACACTTTATATATAAGAAATTCTTTGAAGATAAAGGTGTAGAAGCAGGAAGCAATTTAATCAAAGGTGATACAACCTACATACATACAACCTATTTAGATAATATAGAAAATTTATCTGAATCATTTATAAATCAAATAGAAAATATAAAGAATCGTAGACCTGAAAAGTATAAGCATCAAATATTAGGTGGATGGTTAGACAAAGCAGAAGGAGTTATATTTACTAACTGGACCATTGGAGAATATAAGCAGGTAGGTAAATCTGTATTCGGTCAAGATTATGGATTTGCTGCAGACGCATCAACTTTAGTAGAATGCAATATAGATACAACAAACAAACGAATTTATATTAATGAAAGGTTTTATCTGCACGGTTTAACTACTTCGCAGATATACCATTTAAATAGGCAACACGCTAATGATTGTTTAATAGTTGCTGATAGTGCTGAACCAAGATTGATAAGTGAATTAGCTACATTAGGTTTAAATATAGTTCCTGCAATTAAAGGGCCTGATTCTGTAACTTATGGTATTAGTGTATTACAAGATTATGATTTAATAGTTTCACCTGAATCAATAAATCTTATTAAAGAATTAAATAACTATTGTTGGTTAGAAAGAAAATCAAAAACACCAATTGATGCCCACAATCATATTTTAGACCCACTTAGATATTGCGTTACATATCAATTAGGAAATTTAAACAAAGGAAATTACTTTATATATTAAAATTGTATATATTTGTATAATATTAAACTAACAATTAAATTATGAGCTACGGACAAATGATTGCCACAATACAATGTTACTTACACCACGTTAAGAATGTAGAAGTAATGATTAACTTACCAAGAAATGTAGGTGAAATTAAAAAGATGCATCAAATGTATTTAATAGCTGCTGCTTATTTGAATAGTTAAATATTTGTTAAATGTATTTTATTTAAAACATAAGTATTATATTTGTATATAATTAAAAACAAAAAATATGAAAACAATTAAAGTAGCAGTAAATTATTGTGGTATAGAATTTGAAGTTAAAGGGTTCTATATAAAAGGTGATGACTATGATTATACAGGTAGTTGTATTGAAGATGTAGAAATATTAATAGAAGGTGTTGATGTATATCAAATACTATCTACAAAACAAATGAATGATATAATAGATTTAGCAATACACGAAATAGAAGATTAATTTAATTTGGTTAATTAAAGTGGAAATTAGACTTACAGAAATGTAGGTCTTTTTTTTGTTTAATACAATTACAACTTTATTTTATTATTATAAAAAACAATAATATGAAGTTAGAAATTAGCATACCTACAGAATTAAAAGAAATTAAGTTAGCACAATATCAAGCGTTTTTAAAGATAGCTAAAGACAATGAAGATAGTGAGTTCTTACATCAGAAAATGGTACAAACATTTTGTGGAATAGATTTAAAAGAAGTAGCTGAAATAAGATATAAAGATGTAGTTGAAATTACAAATTCTTTAGGAAAAATGTTTGATGTTAAAAACCATAAGTTTATAAATAAATTTAAAATGGGTGGAGTTGAATTTGGTTTCATTCCTAATTTAGATGATATGACCTTTGGAGAATATACAGACTTAGACACGTATATAAATGATTGGGAACAGATGCATAAGGCAATGGCAGTATTATATAGACCAATTAAAAAGAATGGCTTAAATGGCACGTATGAGATTGAAAAGTATAATGGTTCAATAACATATTCAGATGTAATGAAACACGCACCTTTAGATGTTGTATTTGGTGCTAATGTTTTTTTTTACACTTTAGGCAACGAACTATTGAAAAGTACGATGACTTATTTGGAGAACAACAAGGAGATTCAGACTATTCTGCATCAGCACAATTTGGAAAACGATGGGGATGGTATAGTTCAATCTATGCTCTTGCTCAAGGAAACGTTATCCAATTTGATAGAGTTACCGAATTACCAATTAACCAATGTTTGACATATTTAACATTTGAGAAACAAAAGAATCAAATAGAATCAGACTTAATTAAAAAAAGATAATGAGTACATTTTACGAAATAACACAAGCAATAAAAAACAAACTACAAGAAGATTTGTTTGTCAATACAGTAACTACTGGCGATATATTTAAAGTTGATTTAAACAAGCAAACTATATTCCCTTTAAGTCATATCATTGTAAATTCAGTATCATATCAAGGTGCTGTTTTGAATTATAATATATCTATTTTAAGTATGGATATTGTAGATGAATCTAAAGATTTAACAACTGATATATTTATAGGCAATGACAATGAACAAGATGTATTAAACACGCAATTAGCAGTTGCAAATAGATTCTTAGAAATATTAAATAGAGGTTCGTTAAGTAATGATTATGAATTAGTAAATGGTTCTGCATCAATAGAATTCTTTACTGAAAGATTTGAAAATAAAATAGCAGGAGTTACATATACATTTGACATTGCAATACAAAATCCAATGACTATATGTTAAAACTTGAAAAAGTAAATAAGACTATTGAAATGTTTCGTGACTATGTTATTAGAGAATCAAAAGATAATCTTAAAAGAACAGGTCATAACAATACAAGTGCATTAGCAAATAGTATTAAAGGCGAAGTAGTTTCTGAAGATGGATTTACTATTGTAGGATTTACAATGGCTAATTATGGTACGTTTGTAGATTTAGGAGTTAAAGGTAAAACAAGTTCAACAAAAGCACCTGATAGTCCTTATAAGTTTGGTAGTGGTAAAGGAAAAGGTAATGGTGGTTTAACACAAGGAATTAAAAAATGGGTTAAACAAAAAGGTTTTCAATTCAGGAGTAAAGAAGAAGGAAGTAAAGGTAGGTTTTTAAGTTACGAATCAACTGCTTATTTAATTACTCGTTCAATATTTCACAAAGGAATTAAACCAAGTTTGTTTTTTACAAAACCATTTGAAGCAGGATATAAGAAATATATTGATGTAGATTTAATGAAAGCATTTGGACAAGATATAGAAACAATGGTAGATTATAATTTAAAAGATATAAAATGAATATAGTAAAAATTTATAAAGGCGAAGATACAATTCCAACTTTTACAATAGAAAGTGAAAATGTAATTGATTCAAGTCAATACATAATTTTATGGGGTTGTAAAGAGGAAATATATATTGACGAAGAATTGATTGAAACAAAATATCATACAGTATGAAAGTAGTAAAAGTAAGAAGTCCATTTGTAATTGAAGTAAATGAAGCTGGTGCAATAGGTAGTAAAGTTGAATTATTTATTTATAATTATGGCGATTCAGTTCCTGCAACCCCAACCTATACATTATCAAAATCAAATCCAAGTACAACACAATTAAGTACAGTTTATAATGTTTCTAATTATGTAAAAGAATATATAGATAATATAAAAGCTACTTATGTTCCATTTTATGGTGAGCTTGAGCAGAATGATGAATGGTGTTTTTTCCAAGTTAAAAGATATAAATTAGTAGGGACTACATATACACTTTTAGACACGATAGACTATGTGGGTGTAAATGGTTTCACTAATTATACAGACGGAATACAAAACCCAAGCGAAGTAAAATTATTATTATTATCAAATCCAAATATCAATAATTATTACTATAAAGCACCCACTTATCCTAATACATTAACTCAATATTTTAATTTATTAGTAGATAAGCCAACTACAAATACAACCACAATAGATGTAAAATACGAAAGGATAGACGGTTCTGTTTATTCATTTACTAATAATTTAGCAGTTGGTTTTAGTGGAATTTTTAATTTCGCTCAACCTATTACACCTGTAAAAGCAGATGGCAATCTTATTAACGGTTGTAAGGTAACAATCACATACACACCTGCTACAGGAAGTGCTATAGTTCAATCGTTTTATACATATCCAATAGAAGAATGTAAATATACTCCTGTACTTTGTGATTTTATAAATAGATATGGTGGATGGCAAACTATTACTTTTTTCAAGGCTCAAACAAATGCTATAAACGTAAAAGGTTCTGAATATAACTTACTACCTGATGCAATTGATTATAATGTAAATAAAGGGCAAAGCAAGGTTTTTAATATAAACGGAACACAAACTGTTAAATTAAATACGGGTTGGGTAGATGAGAATTATAATGAGTTAATAACTGATTTGTTATTAAGTGAAACTGTATTATTGGATAATAAACCCGTAAAAGTTAAAACACAAACACATACTTTTAAAACACAATTAAAAGATAAAATGATAAACTTTGAATTGGACTTTGAATATGCTTTTGACTTAATAAATAACATAGTATAAAATGGTAAATGTTGGAATTTATATTTACACAGATAGCATTGCTGATTTGTCAAGTTTGTTTGTAGATAATTTTATAAGCAGAGTTCAAGCTGATAGTGGAACTTTTGAGTCTGGTAATTGTTTACTAACTGAATTACAAAACTTAGGTGGTTCTTTAGGCGAAACAATTCAAGCTAAAAGAATTGAATTATTTGCTGACGAAAAAATAAGCGTAACGAGTTCTATTCAAAATATAAATGATATATCTAAAACATATACAGATTTTAGCCAAACATTTACAGTTCCAGCTACTAAAAACAATAATAAGATTTTCAAACATTGGTACGAAAATAGTTTAGATAATTCATTTAGCACATTAGTAAAAGCAGATGCATATATTGAACTTGACACGATACCTTTTAGAGTAGGTAAAATTCAGTTAGAAAATTGCGATATTAAAAACGGTCAAGCACAAAGCTACTCAATTACTTTTATCGGTAACTTAGGAAACTTAAAAGATAAATTTGCAGGATTATTTTTAAAAGATTTAAATACTATTGATTATGATATTTCATATACTGCTGATATTGTAAAAGAAAAAGTATTAACAACTACAACAAGTGCGGATGTAATGTTTCCGTTAATTAGTTCGAATAGATATTGGAATTATGATAGTACGACAGACCCAACAAATAACATAAGCAATACATTATATCCCATAAGATACAATGAGTTATTTCCTGCAGTAAGATTAAAAACAATTTTCAATATGATTGAAGATAAATTTAATCTTAATTTACAAGGAACTACTGAAAATCCAAGTGCCTTTTTAACAGACGCAAGGTTTACAAATGCTTATTTATATTTAAAAAATGCAGATAGTTTTACTTTAAAAAGTTCACCTAACTTAATAACTTGGGACACTAAAACTGAAGCTAATTATTTTGATATTAATTTAACCAATGATACTTGGCGTTCAACTATACCAAATGAAGTTTTAACTGCGGATGATTTTGTTGGTCAGTTTGCTTTCATTAATTTGTCTTTTACGATTGTAGGTTTGCAATATAGTCTTGTTACTTATAAAAATGGAATAGAAATATTAAGACAATCTTCTACAACTGTTGCAGATACAGGTAAAATTTATTTAGCAAATAATTTTAATACTACTGATATTTATAGTGTTTGCATTGTAGCAAATGAACCTGTTACATTTGATGCTTATTTACTTTTAGAAACTCAATTTGAGGACCCTGAATCAGGACCGTATGTAGTTTCTGATGATGCTTTAAAAAACACAACTCAAACAACGGTAACTGCTAAATTATCTATAAAAGATTATTTTCCAGAAATTAAAATTGAGGACTTTTTCGCTGGTGTTTTAAAAATGTTTAACCTTACTTGTTTTTCAAGCGATGGAGTAAATTACACAATAGATACTTTAGAAAATTATTATAATTTAGGAGATATAATTGATTTGACAGAATACATTAAAACAGATACTACAAATTTAACAAGGGTTAAAACTTATAAAAAAATCAATTTTCTATATGAAAAATCTGAATCATTAGTCAATGTAGGTTTCCTTTCAAATAACGGAATTAATTATGGTGATTTATTATTTACTACAAATAACGAAGGAGAAGAATATTCGATTAAATTACCTTTTGAAGATTTAAATTTTAACAATTTAAAAGACAAACTACAAGTTGGTTATGCTTTAAAAAGTGATTTACAAAAATACATACCTAAGCCAATAATTTTATATGATTATAATCCGACAGCTTTAACAAGTTTGACGGCTACTGACTTTTGGTTTAATACAAATTTAACAGGTGGAACTTCAACACAACATACGAGTTATAAAGCATTTGGGCAAGAATTATTAACAGGTGGAATTACATATTCATTAAATTTTCCTGCTCAACAAAGTACATTAACAAATGAAGTTGTAGACAATAGTTTATACCAAACTTATTACTCAAATTATATAAGTAATATATTTAACTATAGAGCACGATTAATTAAAGTTAGTGGTATATTACCAACATCACTATTAACATCGCTTAAATTAAACGATAGAGTTATAATAAGAGACAAAAGATATATTATAAATTCATTAACAACGGATTTAACAACAGGCGAAGCATCATTTGAATTACTAACTGATTTAAGAACATTATGATAAAACAAATTTTAGAATTATTATCACTACACGAACATTACGGACAAAGTGAAGTAATAGAAATAGCAAAAGGAAAATATCAATTAGTAAAAACTTGGAAGCAAGGATTTGAACAAATAAAAAGACAATGGAAAATAAAATAGTTAATTTACAAATAAACGATAATTTAGCTCAAACTGAAAAAGCTGTTGGTTCTTTAAAATCACAATTAAGACAAGCACAAAATGAAGTTACATTACTTGCTGATAAATTTGGTGCAACATCAAAAGAAGCGGTAGAAGCAGCGAAAAAAGCGGGAGAATTAAAAGATAAAATAGGCGACGCAAAAGCATTGACTGATGCATTTAATCCTGATGCTAAATTTAAAGCGTTAAGTGCTTCTTTGAGTGGGGTTGCTGGTGGATTTGCTGCTGTTCAGGGTGGAATGGGATTAATAGGTGTTGAAAGTGCTGATTTAGAAAAGCAACTTTTAAAAGTACAATCTGCAATGGCACTCTCTCAAGGGTTGCAATCGGTTGGAGAAAGTATAGACTCGTTTAAACAACTTGGAGCAGTATTAAAAAATACTTCTGTAGTTCAAAAAGTTTTAACAGCTACAACGGCTGCATATACGTTTGTAACACAAGCATCAACAACGGGTTTAAAATTATTTAGACTTGCTTTAATAGGTACAGGAATTGGTGCTATTGTAGTTGGATTAGGTTTATTAATTGCAAACTTTGATAAAGTTAAAAATGCAGTAATGAATGTAATACCTGGACTTAAGTCTGTTGGTGATTTCTTTGGTTCAATAGTAAATTCAATAACTGATTTTGTAGGTGCTACTTCAGATGCTTCACGTGCTTTAGATAAACTTAAAAAAGATGCTGATAATACTTTGTCAGTTAATAAAAAGTTTATGCAAGAACACGGAGACCAAGTAGACGAATATACTAAAAAGAAAATAGAAGCAAAAAACGCGTATGCAGAAGCTATAAAAGAGGATGGAGTTGACCAAGTTGCTTTAGCAAAAAAACTAAATAGAGAATTAGCAGCTATTGAATTTTCACGTGGCGATGAAAAAAGAAAAATACAAAAAGATGCAAATGAAAAAGCAATTGCTGATAAAAAAGCAGATAATGAAAAAGCAAAAAAACAGACAGAAGATGATGCTAAAAAATTAAAAGAAGAAAAAGACAAAGCCGTAATTACAGAAGCAGAAGTATTTAGAAATAAATTAGAGGCGGTTCAAAAAGTTGAAGCAGATGCTAAAAAAGCAAATGCAGATGCTTTATTAACTGAACAACAATTAGCAATACAAACTGAAAATGAAGCATATCAAACTAAATTAGATAACGCAAGGGCATTTGGACTTTCTACAAAAGAAATAGAAATACAGCATTTAAACAATATAAATAACATAAATTTAACTGCACAAGAAAAAAAATATGCAGATAAAAAAGCAGCAGATGATAAAGAAATAGAATTAGAAAAAAATAAAAGTGAAGCAATAGCAAATTTTAAACAAAATTTAAGTAATGTAATTGCTGGAATTGAAGCTACTGGATTGGCAAAAACAAAAGCAGGACAGGCAGCATTAAAGGCATTGACTTTAGTACAAATAGGAATAGATACAGCATTAGCATTTTCAACGGCAGTACCAATGGCAATAAAAGCTGGTAAAGAAGCAGCGGCAGTGGCTGGTCCAGCTGCTCCAGTAGTAGGACCTTTAGCAACTGTTGCCTCATATTTAAGTTCGGCTTCGATGATTGCTAAAAATATTGCAAGAGCAAAACAATTATTATCAAGTGGTGGTTCTAGTGGTGGTTCTGCTCCAAGTGGCGGGAGTGGTGGAGGAATGGGTTCTGCTCCAACTGCTCCTGCATTTAACGTAGTAGGTGCAAGTTCTACAAATCAATTAGCACAAACAATAAGCAATAAAGAAGCACAACCTATAAAGGCTTATGTAGTAGCGAATGATGTTACAACTCAACAAGGTTTGGATAGAAATATAGTACAATCTGCAAGTATAGGTTAATTAAAACAAATATAAATTAAATTAATTATAATTAAAAAAATATAAGATGCGAATAGTAGAATTAATAATAGACGAAAACGAAAAGTTAAACGGAATAGAAGCAGTTTCAATAGTAGAATTTCCTGCAATAGAATCTAATTTTATAGCTTTAAGTGAACATTTAGAACTTGCAAAAGTAGATGATGAAAAAAAGATTTTAATGGGTGCTGCATTAATTCCAAATAAAAATATTTACAGACGTAATGGCGAAGATGAGTATTATATTTTCTTTTCAGAAGATACAGTAAGACACGCAAGTGAATTATTTTTAATGAATTCAAATCAAAACAACGCTACATTAGAACACGATAAAAAGCTAAAGGATTTAACTGTAGTTGAATCTTGGATAGTTGAAGATGTAGATATGGATAAATCTAAAAAGTATGGCTTAAATGCACCCGTAGGCACTTGGATGGTATCTATGAAAGTAAACAATGATGTTATATGGAATGACTTTGTAAAGACAGGTAAAGTTAAAGGATTTTCGATTGAAGGATATTTTAGCGACAAATTAGAAATGAGTTTAAATTTAAATAAAAAAGAAATGCAAAAAAATGTTATGATTGAAAAAATTAAATCTTTAATTGAAAAAAGTGAATTAAAGAATCAAAAAGTTGAATTAGGTTTAATGGATGATTTTAAATCATTAGCAATAAAATCAACTGATAGTGGTTCAAATGTTGGGGCTAATGTTGGTAGTTGGTTTAATAAAAAAAATGGATTATTAACAGAATTAAAAAACTCTTTAAAAGACCAACAAGATTTAATTGATTTAGGACAAAAATTAAAAATATCCGCAAAAGATTTAGGTTTAGATTTACCGGCAGATGTTGAGAAAAGAGTAAACGGTGCTATTCAATGGCAAAAAGAAATTTCTCAAATAATAAAAGAATTATCTTCTTTTAATATAAATGGAATTTAATTATGTATGAATAATGCTGAAATTAATAAATAAAATTATGGGAAATAAAACAAGTTCGCCAAAAGGTGGTAAAAGAGGTTGCGTATGTAAAGATGGAACATACAGTTCTAAATGTTGCAATGGTGAATTGCAAGAACAAGGAATTGGTTCTACAGTAGCACAATCAAATGCAACAGTTACAAACACAAATACTGCAAGAGTTATAACAAATGTAAGTTCGTAATTTATAACAAAAATAAATAATAATAATTAATACTAAAAAATAATAATATGTCTACGGAAAAAATAGTATTTAATAAACTATTCAAAAAGAAAGAACTTGCTTCTGAAAAAATTGAATTAGCTTTAACAGATGATTTTAATAAATTATTAAAACAAGCTGAAAGTTTTAAAAGTAAATATAAAGGTGATTCTGATTCTTTAATTAATTCAGTTAAAACTGCTAAAATAACTATTCAAAATTGGAGGGATTCATTAGGAAGTGCTTTAGCATTATTATATGATATTTCTAAAAAAGCAAATGAACTTGGAATAGAATTACCAAATGAAATTCTTTCTGCAAAAGAAACTATTTCTAAAGGAATTAAATCTACAGCTGATGCAAATGCTACATTAATGAAAATACAACAAGATATACCATTATTGTAATAATTAAATTTTAAGGGGTTTTAAAGCCCCTTTTTTATTTAAAAAATTTTAATGTATTCAAAAAAATCAAATCTTTTTTTAATTTAATATTTTCGTTTTTTAATCTATCTATTTCTTTTTGTTTAATTTTATTTAATTCTATAGAGGAATTTAATTCATTTAGCATTATACTAAAACTTTCAAAACTTTCTTTCATATTTATAATTTAAAATGATTGTATATATAATCTAATAATGCTTCATTTGAATTTTTTAATCTATTTTTTAAATTATTTTTTAAATCAATATGATAAGTTTTTTTTCCTATATTAATTCCTAATAAAAAAGAAATTATCATTGACCAAATTATAATATAAATCATATTATTATTTTATCAAATTTACACCAAACACAACTTCCCCAAACAGAATCTATTAATCCTGTATTATTTGATAAATCTGCATCAATTAAATTATAAGTAATTCCATTTGATATTCCTATTATTTTATTTTTTTTCATATTTTATTTTTTTACAAATATATAAAACTTTATAATATAAAATTCACTTTAACAAATAATTAACTAATTTATAACAAATATAAATAAAAGTAATTAATATATAAATTTAAAATTTTTAATATGAATGTAATTAATGAAATCAAAACTCTTTTGGGTATGGATGTAAATCTTGCTCAAATGAAACTTAAAGATGGAGTTACTGTTTTAGAAGCAGATGCTTTTGAAACAGATAATGCTGTTTTTATTGTAAACGGTGAAGAACGTATTGCAATGCCAGTTGGCGAATACGAACTTGAAGATGGAATGATTTTAGTAGTAGCCGTTGAAGGTATTATTGCTGAAATTAAAGAAGCCATTGTAGAAGAAGAAGCTCCTGAAGTTGAAGAAGAAGTTGAAGCACAAGCTGAAACAGTAGCAACTCCAAAAAGAATTGTAGAATCAGTTTCTAAAGAAATGTTCTTTGCAGAAATTGAAAAACTAAGAACTGAAATTGCTGAATTAAAATCAGTAAAAGAAGTTGTTAAAGAAGAATTAAGTTCAGAAGTTGTTGTTGAACCATTAACACACTCGCCTGAAGTTAAAAACGAAGTTAAACTAAATAAAATATCAACTAATCGCCAAATGACTACACAAGATATAGTTATGGCAAAACTTTTTAATTAATAAACTATGGCTACTACAACATCAATTACCACAACTTATGCTGGTGAAAATGCAGGAAAATATATTTCTGCTGCATTGCTTTCAGGTTCTACAATCGCTAATGGCGGTATCGAAGTAAAACCAAACATTAAATTTAAAGAAGTTATCAAAAGAATTGCTACTGATGCAATCGTTGCTAATGCTACTTGTGATTTTACTTCTACTTCTACAGTTACTTTAACTGAAAGAATTATTACTCCTGAAGAATTTCAAGTAAATCTTGAATTTTGTAAAAAAACGTTTAAATCGGATTGGGAAGCAGTTCAAATGGGATATTCTGCATTTGATAATTTGCCTCCAGCTTTCGCTGATTTTATCTTAGCACACGTTGTTGCTAAAGTTGCTGAGAAAATGGAAAACAATATCTGGAAAGGTGCTACTGCTACTGCAGGTGAATTTGATGGACTTGTTACTTTAGCTACTGCTGATGCAGCTGTTATTGATGTAGCTTCTCCTGTTTCAGGTGGAATTACTGCTGCGAACGTTATTGGCGAACTTGGGAAATTGGTAGATGCTATTCCTGCTACATTGTACGGAAAAGAAGATTTATATCTTTACGTTTCACAATCAGTTGCTCGTGATTATGTACGTGCTTTAGGTGGATTTGGTGCAAGTGGATTAGGTGCTAACGGTACAAACGCACAAGGTACACAATGGTTCAATAATGGTTCATTATCTTTTGATGGTGTTAAAATCTTTGTTGCAAATGGATTGGCTAACGATTATATGATGGCTGCTCAAAAATCTAACTTATATTTTGGAACAGGTTTATTATCTGACCACAATGAAGTTAAACTGATTGATTTACAGGACATTGACGGTTCTGAAAATGTAAGAGTAATAATGAGATTTACCGCTGCTGTTCAATACGGAGTTGGTGCTGAAATTGTACTTTACACTCCTGCTGCATAATTAGAAACAAATTAAGAAGGGAGTTTAATCGCTCCCTTTTTTATTAACTTTAAAATATATAAACTATGCCTTGCGATATATCTTTAGGACGTGCCGAACAATGTAAAAATTCAATCGGTGGATTAAGAGCTGCGTACTTCATTAATTGGGGTGATGCAACAACGGTAACTTATTCTGCAACTGCAGGATTAGAAGATGTTATAACTGCTTTAGGTGGAACTCCTGTAGGTTATAAATATGAATTAAAAGGAACTTCTACATTTGAACAAACTGTAACAAGTTCAAGAGAAAATGGAACTACATTTGTAGACCAAAAATTAAGTTTAAGTTTAGCAAAATTAACTATTGCTGACCATAAACAATTGAAATTATTATCTTACGGTAGACCACAAGTTATCATTGAAGATAACAATGGAAACTTCTTTTTAGCTGGTTTAACAAAAGGTATGGACTTAGTAACTGCAACTATTTCAAATGGTGCTGCTATGGCTGATAAAAGTGGATATTCTATGGAATTTCAAGGAATGGAGCCTGTTGCTGCAAACTTTGTAACTGGACCATTAACTACAGGTATATTAGCTTCTATTGTTGAAGGTACTGTAGCATAATATTAATTTTAAAAAAATAGACTATGCCTTGCGATATAACTTTGGGAAGAGCTGAACAATGTAAGAATGTTATTGGTGGAATAAGGGCAGTTTATCTTTTTAATTATCTTAGTAGTACCGTTATAACTGTTGATGGCAATGATGTAATACAAAACGTATCAAATCCTGGTGATGCATCACTATATAAGTACGAATTAAAAGGGGCTTCAACTTTTGAACAAACAGTTACTTCATCAAGAGAAAATGGTTCGTCTTTTGTAGAACAAAAATTAACTTTACATTTAAAAAAGTTATCTATTGCCGACCACAAACAACTTAAAATTTTAAGTTATGGTAGACCAAGAATATTTGTAGAAGATAATAACGGAAACATATTTTTAGCTGGAAAAGAAAAAGGTATGGAATTAACTACTTCTACAATTTCTACAGGTGCATCAATGAGTGATATGTCTGGTTATAAATTAGAATTTTTAGGAACTGAATTTATTGCTGCTAATTTTATTCTTAATAACGATATAGATTCTATTGGATTAGAATTTATTGTTGTAGGAACTGTAGCATAATTATTATTTGTTTTTTTTAAGAAAGGTGTACTTTAATTAGTATGCCTTTTTTGTTTTAAAACAATTTATATTTTAATTTATTAATATAAAAAATATTATATGATAATCTTAAAACAGCAAATAGAATCACAAACTATAAAATTCATTCCAAGATTTTACTTGGCTGATACGCTTATTTTAAGAAATGAAACTACTAATGTTTCAGTTACATTAAATCCTACTTTTGTAGTTGATGGATATTATTTAAAATGTGATTTAATTTTAGATTTAAAAGAAAATACTTTTTATAATTTAACTGTCTTAAATACTGCTTTGCCTTTTACTGCTGATAATGGAACTATTACAGTTGATAATAATATATTAACTGCAGATATGACACAATTTAGTAGTGAAAATTCTTTAATTTATAGAGATAAAATATTTTGTACAAATCAAAACAAGGATAATTATACTGTTAATGAAAATCAATACGTAGCAAACGTTACAACAAACGAATTTAAAATATATGAGTAATATATCAATTGTAAATTTAAGTGCTTATACAAGTCCTGTAATACAAGAAAACAAGAAGAATAACTATATTGAGTATGGTGCAGATAATAATTACTTTCAATATTTAATTGACAGGTATTTATATAGTGCTACAAATGGAGCTATTATTACAGGGGTTGCAAATATGATTTATGGCAAAGGATTAGATGCTTTAGATTCTAATAAAAAGCCAAATGAATATGCACAAATGAAATCTATTATAAAAGATTCTGATTTAAAGAAAATAGCTTTAGAAAGAAAACTTTTAGGAATGGCTGCAATGCAAGTTGTAATGGAAAAGAAACAAGTAAAGCAAATACTTCATTTTCCGATGCATACATTACGTGCTGAAAAATGCAATGATAAAGGACAAATAGAAAATTGGTACTACCACCCTGATTGGACTAAAAAGAAACCAAGCGAAGAATTAAAACGCATTCCTGCTTTTGGATTTGGTAATGGTAATGAAGTTGAATTATATATTTTACATCCTTATGTATCAGGTTTTGATTATTACAGTCCAATAGATTATTCAGGTTCTTTGCCTTATGCTTTGCTTGAAGAAAACATAGCAGATTATCAAATTAATGATTGTCAAAATGGTTTTAGTGGAACTAAAGTTATCAATTTCAATAATGGTATTCCTTCTGAAGAAATGCGTGATAAAATGAAGCGTGATGTTTTAGGTAAATTAACAGGGGCAAGAGGTGAAAAAGTTATTATTGCTTTTAATGCTAATGCTGAATCAAAAACTACAGTTGATGATTTACCTTTAAATGATGCTCCTGCACATTACGAGTATTTATCTAAAGAATGTTTTGAAAAGTTAATTGTAGGTCATAGAGTTACAAGTCCAATGTTATTAGGAATTAGAGAATCAGGTGGTGGATTAGGTAACAATGCTGATGAAATAAAGACTGCTACGCTATTATTTGATAATATAGTTATAAAACCATATCAATTAGAAATAGTTGATGCTTTAGACGAAATTTTAGCTATTAATAGTATATCATTAAAATTATATTTTAAAACAATACAACCTTTAGAATTCGTAGATACAACGGGTATGAATGCAGAAACTACAGAAGAAGAAACTGGCGTTAAAATGTGTTCACATAATTTAGCTACAGATTCTATTGCTGATTTATTAATTGAAAAAGGCGAAACATTAAGCGACGAATGGTTTTTGATTGATGAAACTGAAGTTGATTATGACACTGAAGAAGAATTAGATGCTGAAATTAATACTTTAAATAATAAAAAGAAAAGTACATTATCTAAAATATGGAAATTTATTACTTCAACAGGAACTGCAAGACCAAATATTAAAAGTCCCGAACAAGACAAAGTTATTGATGGTATTCAATTTATTACAAGATATAAATATAGTGGTGATTTAACAGGTGAAAGAGAGTTTTGCAGCAAGATGTTACGTTCAGATAAAGTTTACAGAAAAGAAGATATTATAAATATGGAATCACAGGTTGTTAATTCAGGCTTTGGAAAAGGTGGTTCTGATTCTTATTCTATCTGGTTATACAAGGGCGGAGCAAGATGCAATCATAAATGGCTTCGTAGAACTTATGCTAATTTTGAAGGTGTTAAAATTGACCCTACAAATCCAAATGCTAAAGAAAAAGTAATTAGTGCTGCAACTGCTGAAAAATATGGTTATAGAATTAGAAATGATAAAGAAGTTTCTATGAAGCCAAGTGATATGCCTACAAAAGGTTACACACAAGCGTATTGGGATAAAATGGGATATACAAATTAATTAAGATATGGCACAAGGATTATTTATTTCAACAAACGATATAGTTAAATTCACTGTTTTAAATGGTAATTTAGACCCTGATATTTATACTCAGTATATTTTTCAAGCACAGCAATTACACATTCAGAATTATTTAGGAACAAAACTATATAACAAGATTAATGATGGTATTGTAGCTGGTAATTTAGCAAGCCCATATACAACGCTTTTAAGCGTATATATTAAACCGATGGTAATACATTGGGCTATGGTAGAGTTTTTACCTTACGCAGCTTATAAAGTATCAAATAAAGGAGTATTTAAACATAATTCTGAAAATAGTACTACAGTTGAAAAAAATGAAATAGACTTTTTAATTGAAAAAGAGCGTGATGTTGCACAATCTTATACAAATAGATTTATAGATTATATGAGTTTTAATCAAGTTTTATTTCCTGAATATAATAGTAATTCAAATGCTGATGTATTTCCAGATAAAGATAGCAATTTTGTAGGATGGGTACTATAAAAGAAACATATAAGCCGAAAGAAGTAAACGTAAAGAAATTAGAAATTTTTTTAAATAAATTAGATAAAAAAAATGATACAAGTAATTAATATAGGAACAACTGCAAACGATGGAACTGGTGATACAGTAAGAAATGCGTTTGATAAAGTAAATGATAACTTTACTGAAGTATATTCTTTGGCTTCAAATGGTTTATATGCACAAACAGCATTAAGTACACCAATAGTTTATGCAAGTGGCGAAGCATCTTTGATAGGAACAGGAGTTGGCACATTAATTGTTCCTGCAAATGCTTTTAAAGTTGGTGATTCATTTGTTGCTAAAATGTGCGGTAATTTAACAAATGCAAATAACGAACAAATACACTTTAGAGTGCGTTCAAATGGGGTTGTAATTATTGATGCTTTGGTTTATACTTTGGCAACTGCTACTAATAAGTTTTTTGATTTAATATTAGACTTTACAGTTTCTAAAATTGGAGCTGCTGGAGTTGCTGAATTAACAGCAAATGGTGTATTTACATATAATAAAAATGCTTCAAATGCAATAGAGGGAATAAACTTTGGACAAATAAGCAATACTGTATTTAATACTACTATTTCAAATACTTTAACTATTACTGCACAATGGATTACTTCATCTGCTACTAATACAATACGCTCACAAAATTTCACACTAACTAAAGTTTATTAATTATGGCAAATAATATAGGTTGGGGTCAAGGTGCTGTAAATAACGTAATAGGTTGGGGACAAGGTGCTATTAACAATTTAATTGGGTGGGGTTCTATTTATATTTTAAGCTGGTCAGGTGAAACAGATATAGTAGGTTCGCCTGTTCCAACTATAATAATTAATTTTAAGACAAGGGTTTTAGCAGATAGCGGATTGTTTGAAGCAGAAACTTGTTTAAACGCAACATTAACTAATTTAAATAAAATATGAGTTTATTAGATAAAGCAAGTTTGGTTGTTACGCCAAACGCATATAAAGCAAGTAAATTATATTCAGTAGTTCCAAACACAACTTTGGGCGATTTGGATGTAGTTCGTGCTACAACTGCAACGAGAGTAAATAGTGCGGGATTAATTGAAAGCGTAGCGGTAAACGTACCTCGTGTTGATTACACAAACGGAAGTTGTCCGAGTTTATTGGTAGAGGGACAAAGAACAAATTTAGCTACAAATAGTGACGGAAATGTAAGCACATATTTTGCGATAAATGTTACTAATGCGTC